CTAGTGAGTGTTAATACTCTTTGTATATAACCCCTTACCTTTGATGCTCGGTCGGGCCATTTTAAATACTCTCGTTCTGGATTTTTGGTTAAATTGATTAGTAGAGGCATAACCGTTTTTTCGACCTCTGACAATTTCTTTTTGTATTGGTCGTCTAATAGGTTTTTCCTTTCCTCCACTTCATCAATAATCGCACGAATGTTCTCTCCTTGTTCGTTTAGAGCAGAAACCATCTCCGTGTTTTCCATTGCGAGTATTTTATCAATTTTTTCTTCAATACGTGTCATATCAATAGATGAAGTTAAACTATCATCATCTGTTGAGTCTTCAAGTCTTAAAAGAACCGCATTGACCTTTCCTTCAAGACCTACTAATTTTGTATTTATCTCAGATACAAGACCAGATGCTAACTCTTCAGCAACATCAGCAGTAATTTCTCTTTCTGTTACTTCGGCTTGTTCGAATTCATTAGAGTCTATGGTAGTGAAACCAAAGTCTTCAGAACCATCTAAATATTCATCTGGGATGTTAATACTAAAATCTGCCATAACGTATTATTTATACTTTAGAATGTTTGACTGTGCTAATTTTTTGAAAAGAGCCATCTTCTTGCTTATACCAATTTAATCCGTAAATAACGTTTTCGGTATCACCAAGAAGAATACCTTCAAGACGTTCTATAACGTGTTCAAAGTTGCGTCTTGATTCAGCAATCCTATCTATATGATACTGGTCAAGTTTACCGTTTCTTTCTAATATCCTGCGTACTTGTTCTTTTTCGCTGATATCCAATAAATGAAAATTTATTTCAACTTTACCATATTCAGCAACTCTAAGTCTTTTATCCATATAGTCTAATTGATTAACATTTCTAGGAAATCCATCAGAAACCATTGGCATATTATGGGTTCTAGATATATGATGACAGTGGTCAAATATATTATAAACTAAAGGGTCTGCAAAATCCCAAGTGTTTTTATTACCGTCTTGTTTTTTACCGATGCTGGCACCAAACATTTTTCTAAGGATAGAACCCACATTATAAAAGATATGTTCATCCTTCAAAAAATTTTCATTAATAAAGGTTGACTTTCCAGAACCTGCTTGTCCTATAACACAGTGTATTTTTGTGTTTTCTGAGTTCATGAGCATTGGGTGTTTAACGATTCTGCATGTTGTGCAAATATGCTTTTATTATCAGTAATTTCCATTGCATCGAGTTCAGCACCAGTACCCAACAATGTTAGTTCACATCCATAATCACCCAAAATTTTTGCTGTACTACCGATTGCATCCATTTTATCTATTGGGTTATCATAATAGTTAACAAAATTCAAAAATGCATAGTCTGGTCGTACATATTCACAGAATTTTCTGGTTTGTGCTTCTGAGAAGGTGAAAACACGACGGATTCTTTGAGTCACTGTTGTTTTTTCTTCGACATCATATCCACACATTTCAGAAACTGCTTTCCAATCTAGTTCTGTTTGGTCATCGTAGTAGGGCCCACTAGTGTTTTCAGTGCTACCAACACGGATAGGTAGAGTTCGAAGACAAGCAATTATGCTACCAACTGATTTGACTGAACAACCTGCATTATCCATCATTCGACCGATAAGACAGTCACGTGATGTTGTATGTGGATAGGAATGACCGCAATTCATCGATAAGTCGAAACCTTGACTTCCTTCTGAAAGTGCTGTTCCACCATTCTTCAGGTTTTCTTGTAGAAATTCGTGTGTATCACCTACGAAAGGTTCTAGAATTTTACTGTCTTTTGCAAGATTTGCTTCTCCTGCTCTCCACATTTTCTTTACAGTAGCCGCACATGAACCCTGTCCAGTGCTTGCCATTTTGCTAACGATTCCCGCTTCTGCTTCTTTATCGCTTGCTGTAACTACGCTTGCCATCGGATGGATTATGATTTTTGGATAATGACCAAGTTCGTTTTTAACCATTTCCATTTCATACTGGAATTGTTCTTCACCAATTACTGCTTGTGGACCAATTAGAGAGGTAACACCATCAAACAACACACCTGTTGGTAATGCTTTAAAAATAAAATTCTTTCCATCTCTTGTGAAAGTATGTCCTGCATTGGGCATGTTGTCACTTATTGCCATTGTAAGATTTGGATATTTGCTATAAAGATAGCCTGCTAATTTACCTTTACCAGTGCTTCCCCATTGTCCATCGATTAAGAAGTTTACTTTACCATTTTCAATCATTGTGTGTCTTCCTTTTTTGTTTGCTAGAGTTTATTTGAAATGTTATTTTATATTACGGGCTTTTTGGGGTCAAGATAGGTGTTTACCCTTAATTATTTCTGCCTCTGGTGTACCTTTTACACCAGGCGATTCCACCATTCGACGCATTGCATCTTCGAATCCACCCATATTATGTGGTTTTTTGATGTCCATATTATAATCCATCTTCATTGCAGGTGCAGTACCGATATGTCTGTACACACTACCTTTTTTGGCGTCGCAATGTGGACATTTATTTTTCATTGGTTTGTCGTATTTCGATAACGGAAGAACCTCTTCCCAGATTTCTTTGCATTCAGAGCATTTATATTCGTAAATCATTTCTTTTTCTTATCTTCTCTTGTTAGTTTGTTTATTTCGATTATAAAACCTACTGGGATTTTTTCCAGTGTAGATGCTAAGTCTTTACCTATTGTAGATAACAGGGATATTTGTTTATCGTTTTGATGCACTAGGTATCCAACAGATTTCATGGTTGGACAAGGTTTTTTAGCATCACGTAGTTGACTTTTAAGGTTGTTCCAACCTGTGTCACCTATTTCTTCGGCATCAGTCCAAACCACCTCAACTATGTCATAATCTTTAGAAACCATACATTATTTATATAAGATGAAGACCCCTTGCAATACAAAGGGTCTTTCATCGGTTGTCGGTGGCTGAGGTAAGCATTGCATTTTTCACTTGTCCTCATTAGTCCCTCTATGCCTAGGAATCGGGATTACTATATGTGCTCATGCACCACCAATTGATTATCGTTCTCACTGCGAGGCCCCACAGTGTAAAGTGGTAATGAATCTTACATCATCTTCACCGTCACACCCGCATAGGGTATTAGGGTCTAAAAATGCCTCTGCTTTTCCACAAGAACGGATAATTATGCAGTGGCAAGCACTCGTTTACCCATTCGGTCAAAACCGTAAGTACGGTTTGGATGAACGTCATTGATAAAATATCGAGTGTTACCACGTGCTGTGGTTTCTGTAACTACTTCCCAGTTACCATTTGATTCAAGTTGAGCCTTGATGTAATGCATAACTGTTGCAAGTCGTTTGATTCCATAACGGCTTTTTGCTTCTGAAGCAGTAAGACCATTGTTAGAGTTAGTTAGGTAGTTGATTACCTGTCTACGTTTCGAAACTGAGGGCATTGCCATAACCAGTTCTCCTGTTTCCGATGCTTCACTTTGTCAGACACTCAACCCATCGGGAGATTGTGTATCCTTTTAACGAATGTTTATTATACCAGAACGGCTCTAATATGTCAATCTATTCTTCTTCTTCTTCTTCATAACTATTATTAATAGACATTGGTAGTAAATCATGTAGCATTGTCATCAATTTTGCTAATTCTATGTGGTCTACTTTGTTTAATAAGTATTGTTCATATCCTTTCACCACTGATTCACCCGCCTCAACCAAATCAAGAAGCCATTTAGTTTTATCTTCGGGTTCTTTCCAATCTTTTTTCCCCTTTTTATTAGACATGTATCCTCTCCAAAGGTATTTATTAGGAAAGATATATTAAAATTTTCAGGCGTTGTTGAAATCATTTTCAACTAACATAATTGAAATTTTTTCTGTGTTTATCCAGTCTGTTTCCCCATCTGGGAATTGGACTTTAACCGCAGAATATGTGATGTTGCCCGTGTTAGAATCTTTTTCTTCAAGAAGGTCTAAAACCTTACCTTTTCTCTTAGAATCTCTTTCTACTATTGAATCTCCAATATTATATGTCATGATGTTCTTACTGCTCCTGTTAGTTGTTCAAAATGTGTTATATTATTTATATGAATCTGAGTCCATTTTCCACCTCTCCATTCATCACCATTCATATCCCAAACAACAAGAATATTGCTCTCATAAGGATAGTCAACCCAATCATTTGCTTTTTCGCTCTCCATGTGGAATTCTTTAAGAGTACAATAAATTACCTCTTTTTCACCTTTGCTAGTGGTGGTTTTAATCTCACAAATGCCATTTTTTAAACATTTGTTAAGACCTGCACGTGTCACATTTTTAAGATTTACTAAAATAGTGTCGTTGTTAGTTCTTTTTAATTTGTTGTTGGATGCTTCAATCATTTTTAACCAAATTCCATATATTGACAGTAATTACAAATGCTACCATGTTTTTTCTCATAGTTACTACAATCTTTGAGATTGTTACCACCACAACTAACATGAAACCCAACGTTAAAATTATCTCTAGCAAATTTGATAATTTCCGCTAAGCGATTAATATTGATATTATCAATAAAACAAGCATTTTTGGTGTTGAGAATATTCTCGGATATACCATATTTTTCTAAACAACTAGTTTCAAAAAATTTAGTTCTTTCTTCGTTAGTTGGGAAGGTAAGAACTGCATGTACCATTTTTCCTTTATTAAGTACCTTCAACTCACTGACCCCAATCTTCTGAATGACCAGTAGTTATCTGATTTATTTCATCATGAATTGAATTGTATGCACCTATTATAAAATAAATTTCGTCTTCAGTAAAATAACCATCGTCTTGTTTCATTAGAGAATCAGCAAGGACGTTACCCGAATACAAGGCTCCAATTCTCTGTTCAATCGGCATCCATTGCAGTTCACCATCATCAATTTTGTTATTTAAATCGACTAATGCTTCTAGGGCATTGGAATACTTAAATGTACTTTTAATTAACATGAGTTCAGACCTTTCTTAGTTTAAGGATTCTTCAAGTTCAGCAATGATTGATTCAACCTCGCTATCGGTTGAGTATTCATCATCAACATTATTATCATCAAAATCTTCTACTACTAATGTCATACTAGACAATGGTGATTCACCAGTAAATTTTTCAACAACTTCAGGTATGGTGTACACACCTTGCATTGCACGACGGTCGTGGTCTTTTACAATCCAATTTGGTACGTCATCATTGTCTTTAAAACTGAGAGATACTGCTTTAAGTTGCTTTCTTGAAAAAGTCATGTCTGTTAGGTCTATACCAACTGCTTGACCAAATTCCAAAATTCTATCAACATATGCTTTTCGTGCTTCTGTTAAATTGCTGTATGTCCACTCTGGACTTACATCATCAAAGTCGTAGATTTTGCTGTTTAAATTCATTTTGTTTCTCCTTTTAGAAACTTGTTGTCTTTCGCTTCTATAGCAGAAGCAATTAAATTAACTACGTTGTTTACCGTGTTTGTTGTTTTAAAATCCATTTTATCATCAATAACAATTTTAAACTCTTGTTCAATCTGAAATACCAAATCTAACATATCTAAACTATCTAAGTTTAAATCATGGGCCAAATCTGACTCTAATTTTACGAAGGAGTTGCTAACAAAGAAAGATTCTGATATAATGTTTATTATTTTACTCTCTATTTCAGACTTGTCCATTTTTACCTGTATCCTTTAAAATGTGTATTATACCATGACGGCACATGCCTGTCAATGGCTAATTTCTTCTTGTTTTAAGATGTTAAAACCACCTATGACTGTTAGGTCTTCCCACATCTTCTTAGCATCTTCAAGGTTATTCCAAGTATGTCCGCTTCGTTGACCGTTAATCTTCACCACATCCAAATCTGGGTAGTGGTCAAAGGTAACTCGTCTGTTGTCATCAGACACCAAGACATAGTTATTAACTTCAAAGTCGGCACACATCGTAACCTCATGATGTGCTGAATCGTCAAAAATACCATACTGACCGACAACCATTTTTCTACGGTTTAACTCTTCTAAAACCGTAAGATTTAAGATTTTACCGTCTGGGTCTTCAAAAGCAGGTAGTGCTTTTTTCGCATCATTTGCAGTGATGTACCAACTTTTTAAATCTTGATTCCATTTACCACCCAACTTTTTAATTTCATCCTTTTCATCGAAGAGAACAGCGAGTTTGTAACCTTCAAATACACAGGGTTTTTTATAGTCAGTGTAGTTTTTTCTAAAATCATATATTTCTTTTGTTTTCATTGTTTTTTTAATCCTTATCATCTTCGAAAACGTCTGCATGTTCATAGCATGCAGAACATAGGTCACTATCTGGATGTACAAATGAAGCACCGCAACAATTAGTCATAGGTTCTCTATCGTAATCTTCTTCTGTGGGGATGAAACCTTCCATCTCCTCACATTGAATTTGTGTGTCGAAATCGTCGTGTATTAAAATGGGCATGCGTTTGATTCCTCTGTTACTACGTTTGCTGTTACATTATGAAGGTCAACATCTGCGTCAACCTTGTCATATAAGTCCATGAAACCTTGCTTGGTGTCATCATCGAATCGAGCGAGGCACATTGCGAGTGCTTTGGGCTTATCACCATCAAAGATTGCGAGTGCTTTCACGATGTCCACGAGGCGACGAGTCGAGATGATTTCATCAACTCCACCTTCGTAGAATGACTTGCGGATGATACCTGCCCATTTGGTTAGGTGTGATGCGAAGTCGTTATCATCGATATCGACTGATTCCATCGCTTTGCGAAGAATCTTGCATTCAGTGTTTTGAGGAGCATATTCTTGCTCAAGTGTCACAGGGAATCGGTCAAGGAACGCTTCGTTCATTACACCAGTACCGATGAAGCGACCATCATCACTACCTTTACCTTTGGTATTAGCAGTTGCGAACACTGTGAAACCGGCTGCAGGTGTTACCCATTCACCGATTTTCTTAAGGAAAACACCTTTACCTTCAAGGATAGGTTGCAAGCACATAATGTTTGCAGATGCAAGGTCAACTTCGTCAAGAAGAAGGACACCACCATTTTTCATGGCAGCAACCACAGGGCCGTCTTGCCACACTGTGTTACCATTCACAAGGCGGAATCCACCAAGTAGGTCATCTTCATCAGTTTGACGAGTGATGTTTACACGATAGCAGTCACGTTTCGCTTTAGCACAAACTTGCTCAATCATAGTAGTCTTACCATTACCTGAAAGACCAGTCACGAAGCAAGGGTAAAAGATACGTGCTTTCACGATTCGTTCAACATCCTTGAAGTTACCCCAAGGTACGTATGTAGTAATTTTTTCAGGAATGAGAGTATCTCGTTCACCACCAGTCATACCCATAATCATGGATGCGGTAGCGAGAACAGGTTGCTCAACCGCACCCTGTACAACTTCGGGACCACGCTCAATGCGATTTTCCACCTGTTGTACAGGAGCGGGAGCAACTTCTGAATTAGGAGCGACATGACCCAACTCATGCATTACAAAAACATTTCTATCGCTAGTGCGACGAGTTTTGTCGTGCGTAATCCATGATGGGATTACATTATAAATCCCTGTTGAAGCACAAAGACGAAGCAAGTTTTGTCGGGTCACTTCTGCACCCATACCTGCGTTACGCATTGCTTCAAGGAAGTCATTTTTTCGTTGGATTGTTTTGTTAGTAGCCATTTTTTCGAATATCTCCTATATAATTCGTGTGTGTTATTTCCAATGTGTATTATACCATGCCTTGAGCCTTCTGTCAACCCATGCACAAAATACCCCACTGACAGTACGTCGTCAGTATCAACCTTCTAGGTATTGCCGTTGGGGTTTCTGGTTTACGGCTATATACGAGAGTTTCTCCTTTGGTTTCCCTTGCACCTTTTTGGGTCCAGAACCCTCTGGGTCGCCACAATATTCGTCTGTACAAGGGAAATATGTTCCCGACCCTCTTTTTTCGATACCCCCTTCTCGATATCAGAAAAGGGGTATCTTGACTATTTAGAAATCCTCTGATAAATAAAATGTGGACATTACCCCTATTGAGTATTGTAATAAGGTTTTCTATAAAAGGGATGACCTTTATACCCCTTTTGGAGATGACCATGTAAACGGTGGTAAAGTTAGACAGGCTGTTCAACTTTTCGATGAAATCCACGATGACATTAGAGATAACCATAATGGTGGAGTAGTTACCGCAAGTTCTGTGCACAGTCCCCAATCAGCAATCATTGCAAAGGTTGCACAAGAGCATGGATTCAAATGCATCATTGCAGTAGGTGGTACTAAACCTGAAACTTTATATAATCATCATATGATGCGGTTAAGCAAGTTCTATGGTGCTGACATTCGCATAGTAGCAGGACACGGTATGACTACTGCTATCGATGCAGGTGCTAAAAAGAAGATTATCCCAGAAACAGGGTACAAACTAATTAAATTTGCTATCTCTCTTGAATCCAATCCCGAAGCAATATTTGATGGTGTAACCGACCAAGTTGCGAATATACCCGATGAGTTAGACAACTTGATAGTTCCAGTTGGAAGTGGTATTCAGTTTGCGGGCATTATTCGTGGGTTGAAGAAATATAACAAAAAAGTAAAACGAATTGTGGGTGTTGCATTCTGTGATAGAACAAAAAACATAAATGCACATCTAGATAGATTCAAATATGAAGATTTTCCTGCAAAGGTTACTAAATTCGACGACTATGAGATTGTGTTAACCAAATATCCATATTCAAAATCTATATGGGAAAGTTTTGATGGTGTGGTTTTAGACGACATTTATGAAGGTAAAGCACATAAGTGGATGAGAGAAAACATCGACACTGAAAAAGAAAAAACATTGTTTTGGATAGTGGGTAGAAGATTCACAAAAGAAGAAGTAAATGATTTAACGGCACTTGAAAATGCCACGGCTTATAAATAATTGTGTGTTAGGAACAACTAAATACTTCTCAGTCCTTTTGTTATGCTTAATAGGATGTGTCCGAACAACATCCGATTTAGTTTCCTCTCCCACACTACCAGAAACAAACAACACTGTTACTTCTGTTGATTCCTTTTTTGACCCGCTATCAGAATGGTTCAACAGAGTAACTCAAGGCAATGACCCATATAAATCGGTTTGTAGTTTATATGACTCAGATGACAATTTAATTGGTAGTGGAACACTTATTCGTCCCAATGTAGTTCTAACGGCAGGTCATTGTATAGATGATGATTCAATCGTTTCGGTAGATTTTGGTGATGAAAAAATTGCTGTCCGAAAGATGGTGTTGCATCCCCATTACAGCGATGCATTGGGTCGAGTAACCAATGATATAGGACTCATCTTTCTTGAGTGTGATTCAAAATATCAACCTGCAAAAATGGGTTGTACTGAATGGATGGAACGACACCAACCAATAACAACCGTCGGTTTTTCATTTGGTTATAAAAAATATAGTAAGTTTGGTGTATTCAGATATTTTGGTACTGTAGTAGAGCAACCAAACGTATTGAAATTTATCCCAAGACCCGTACCAGTTTGGTTTGGTGATAGCGGTGGTGGGGTTTTTACCAAATTTGGTAGCGATGAATACTTAGTTGGTGTTATAAGCACATTTACTATGTTAAAAAATTATAAGGGTCATGGCGAGGTAACAGAATGTTCAGCAGTTATTGTCGCTAAACATTTGGATTGGATAGAAATGGAGATATTGAATGAAGAGATGGAACAGAATTATTAAACTATTAAGGATGGAAGGTAGTGTTACAGAGCGTATTGGAACTGGGAGTGTTGTTATTGGTGGTTTTATTGTCGGGTTGTGGTTCGGAAGATTCCTCTTGACGATTTTTTAAAAACTCAATAAATAAAATATGCGGATAGCCGGCATAGATTACAGTATGACATCACCTGCAATATGTACCCATATTGGTAAAAAATGGAGCATAGACAACTGCAGGTTCTTTTACCTAACATCTGTTAAAAAACTCGCTAAAAAGTTCAACGGATGTAAGTTCGTAGGTACGGAGCAACCCAAAAAACATAAAAATAACGAAGAGAGATTTGATATGATTTCTCATTGGGCACTCAGACACTGTTTAAAGTTTGATTTTGTTGCATTAGAAGGATACGCATTCAATGCAACAGGTAAGGTATTTCAAGTTGCGGAAAATACTGGTATGCTCAAACATAAACTGTGGGAATCGGATACACCTTTTGACTCTTACTCTCCATCAGTGATTAAGAAATTTGCTACTGGTAAAGGGAATGCAACCAAGGAAGATATGTACGATGCTTGGTTGAAAGAAACAGGTGTCGACTTAAAAGAAATAATGATTCCAAATAGAGAAAAAGTAGGTAATCCAGTGACTGATATCGTGGATTCCTACTTCATCTGTAAGTATTATTTTATCGAAGTTTTATGAACGTCTGTTGAACATACCATTAGGACCTAGTGGTGGTCTTTGTGTAGTCATATTAGCAGGTGGAAGTCCTTGTTGTATTATCTCGTCACCTGTTTTCCTTTCATCTTTGGGTATTGGTGGGAAATCACAATTTGGACATAGTTCTTCAAGTTCTTTAAGTCTTTTTAACCAACCTTCGAGGCCTTTGCAACCGCCAACACCTTCGTAACATCGTCTGATGGCCTCGACGAGGTCTTGGTACTCGGCCTCG